TTGGATCTTTTGCCCCCAAAAACGGCTCAATAAGCCACTATCAGGAGAGTACCGACTAGATATGACTACAAACCCTCAAACAGGCTTAGAACAGCCTCCTACGGCTTACCTAGGGGCGACAGAACCCCGTATTAGGTCAAAAGCGGTCGATCTACCCTCTCGCGGACAGGAAATGATTGACTTTTGTGAGAAATTGATTGATCCGGTGACTGGTGAGACATTCAAACTGCTTCCTTGGCAAAAACTTCTGGCTATGGAGATGCACCGAGTCAAGCCTGATGGGCGCTGGTATCACAATGAAATTGGCGTAATTATCGCTCGTCAGAATGGCAAATCTACCTTTATGCAGCTGAGAATCTTGGCTGGTATGTTCCTTTGGGGTGAGCGTTTACAGGTTCATACAGCCCACAAACTCACAACCTCATCTGAAATCTTTTGGAAAATCGATGAAATCATTCAAGCGAATGAACAACTTGTGACTCGGTTTGTAAAGAAGTACGAAACAAAGGGATCTCAGGAAATCAAACTCAATGACGGCACTCGATACCTGGTAAGAGCCAATAACTCGGCTGCTCGCGGTATCGCAGCGCCGGATGTAATCCATCTGGATGAAGTCCGTGAATATAAGGATGATGAAGTCTGGGCATCACTTCGATTTACCCAGATGGCTTCAAAGAATCCGCAAGCGATTATGTATTCCAATGCTGGAGACCAACATTCCGTAATCCTGAATAGAATGCGCGAGCGCGGGTTAGCAGCAGCTGCTGGATCCGATGATCCGATTGGCTGGTTTGAGTGGAGCGCCGAACCAGGTTGCCCAATCGATGATATGAAGGGATGGCAACAAGCCAACCCAAGCCTTGGATATACGATCCATATAGATAATCTTAAATCTGCGATGTCAGATGATGAGTCTATTATTCGCACAGAATTACTTTGCCAATGGGTGAGTCAGATCAACCCAGCCATCAATCCGTCAAGTTGGACAGAGTGCGCGTCTGAGGGTACGCTCGCTTTGGATCGGGAGCAACCAACTTGGATGGCGGTCGATCTTTCACCGGACAGGAAAGCAGCTGCACTTATGGCAGCGCAGAGGCTTGATGGGGACAAGTTCTGCGTTGTGTTATTGGAGACGTACTCGAATCCAGTAAATATTGACGATAAAGACCTTGCTAACAGCATTGCGGTATGGGCACGAAAGTACTCAGTCGAAACTGTTGCATATTCTCGTCAGACCGCAGGTGCAGTTGCTTCCCGTCTCATTCCAGCAGGTATTCCGACGACTCCAATCGATGGCGCTATTTATGGTCAGGCTTGTGACGAAATGTTGTCGGCAATTACCTCCCAGCGCCTAGTTCATGGCAATCAAGTCGAATTAAATAAGCAAGTCTTATCGGCTGTTAAATTGCCTTTCAAAGATGGTGGCTGGTACTTGGGCAGAAAAGCCTCAGCAGCTACAATCTGCGCAACTGTTGGAATGGCTATGGTCAGTCACTTTGCGACACGACCAGACACCGAAGTGGACATCGTGTTGGGTTGATTATGCTATAATTTTATGCTAATGGCACTTAGAGACTTATTCGCGAAGGCTCCTGAACCGCAAACTTTGACGGTTGATGCAGCTGCGACTCCAGCACCTTTCAATAACTCGGTGCAAAACTATTTTTATCCTTTGGCATCTGCTAGTCGCCAACAAGCGATGGCAGTTCCAACAATCGCAAGAGCGCGCAATATCATTTGTTCGACTGTTGCATCTTTGCCACTAGAGCAGAGAATTAAATCTTCCGGGGTACGAGTTGAACCCAATCGCGTAATTAACCAACCTGATTCACGCGTTCCCGGATCATCTATCTATGCGTACATTGCTGAGGATCTGTTATTCCACGGCGTGGCGTATGGACAAGTAATGTCAATGTATGCAGATGGACGAATCCAAGAATGGACACGCGTTTCACCAGATCGCGTTTCATTTAATACAAACGCAAACCAAACTGAGATTATCGGTTACATGGTTGATGGCGTTGCAGTTCCTTCAATGGGTATTGCATCTCTTGTTGTATTTAACGGACTTGATGAAGGATTCTTATCTCGCGCAGGTCGTACGATTCGCGCAGCTGTTGCATTAGAAAACGCATCTGAAGCATTTGCTAAAGAGCCAGTACCAATGATGGTTCTAAAGTCAAACGGAACAAATCTTACTAGCGAGCGTATCGGCAAACTGCTTGAAGCCTGGCGCGTAGCCCGCACAACTCGGAGTACAGCATTCCTTAATGCCGACGTTGAATTGCAGGCTATGGGAATTGATCCAAACAAACTACAACTCAACGAAGCACGTCAATACGTTGCTTTAGAGTTATGTCGTGCTGCTGGTCTCCCGGCTTACTTTGCATCTGCTGAAACAACTTCAATGACTTACTCAAATGCAATCTCAGAGCGTCGTTCACTTGTTGATTTCTCATTGCGTCCAATCTTGACTGCTATTGAACAACGAATCTCAATGGCGGATTTTGTCGGTCAAGGCAATGAAGTGCGCTATGCACTAGACGACTTCTTGCGTGGCAATCCTTTGGAACGTGCGCAGGTTTACGAGATCCTAAACAGAATTGGCGCGATGAGCGTTGATGAAATCAGACAACAGGAGGACTTGTTATCATGAAAATAACAATGCCAGTTTCAATTACTGCGTCAGATGCAGAATCACGCATCATCGCAGGTCGCATTGTGCAATGGGACGCAGAAGGTAACACCTCAGCCGGTCGCACAAAGTTTTTGCCTAACTCAATTACTTTTGGCAAGAATACAAAACTAGTTTTAGAACATAACAAGACAAAGCCACTTGGCAAGTTAGTTGAATGGTCTCAGGACGATACAGGTATTACTGCATCATTTAAGATCGCTAAGACGACTGCTGGTAATGACGCTTTGGAGGAAGCAGCAACTGGTTTGCGCTCCGACTTTAGCGTTGGCGTAGAAGTAGATGCGTGGGACAACAAGGATGGCGTTATGGCTATTTCAGCATCTAACTTAATTGAAGTTTCACTCGTAACTGATGGAGCAATCCCAGGAGCGGAAGTGGAAAAGGTAGCAGCAGCCGAAACACAAGGACAAGCTGCAACCGAATCAACCCCGGAGCCTCAGATCGAGGATCCTAAGACCGAAGGAGATGACCTAGTGTCAGAAACCGTTTCAGAGGCAGTATCAACCGAGACGGTTGAAGCTGCTAAGGCTGAAGTTAAGGCGACATCACATCCGCTTAACTCACAGCGTGTCCGTACCCCTATCGTCTCAGCAGGTTCATACCTAGAGCACTCAGTTCGCGCATCACTTGGCGACGAGACATCTAAGTTATATGTTGCTGCTGCATCAGATACAACAACAACTGAGGTTGCTGGACTTGTTCCAACACCACAGTTCACAACAATTTGGGATCCAAAGACAACAAACATTCGTCCTGCAATTTCAGCAGTTCGTAATGCAGTACTTCCAGCTGCTGGAATGACTTTTGAGATTCCTCGTGTAAAGACTGCTCCAACAGTAGCTGCTGCTGCTGAAAAGGGTGCTTTCTCAGATACTCAGACAGAAATCGAATATGTTTCTTGTAGCGTGTCCAAGTTCGCGGGCATGCAAAAATTTGACGTTGAGGTCCTTGATCGCACGTCTCCTGCATTCTTTGACGAATTGGTTCGCCTAATGGCTAACGCATACGCAAAGGCAACAGATACTGCAATGGTTACAGCACTACAGGCTGGAACACTTGACTCAACAGTTATCACACTTCCATTCGATGGCGATGAGTTCGCTGGCTACATCTCACGCGGTGCAGCATCAATCTACAACGCAACAAAGCGCTTCCCAACAGGAATTATCGTAACTCCTGATCAATGGGCTGCTTTGATCGCTTTGACAGATTCATCAAAGCGTCCACTATTCAACGTTGCTGGTAACTCATCAAACGGACTTGGCGTAGTTGAGCCAGGTAACGCAGTTGGTTCAGTAATGGGACTTCCAGTATTTGTAGATCCATACATCTCAGGTACAGGCGATGATTCAATCATCATGGTAAACCGTGAAGCGTTTACATGGTACGAAGGTGCCGGACCACTACAACTCCGTACTAACATCGTTGGTACAGGTCAGGTTGAAGTTGGTTACTACGGTTATGGCTCAGCAGTTACTTTGACTGCTGGCGGTGCGTTCACACTAAACCAGAACGTATAAGCAACAACTTAATCATGCCGGGGGGGTTGCTCCCGATCTCCCCGGCAGTAGTTTAGAGAGGACGAAATGCCAAGTATTATCACAGCAACACAGTTGAGAACCGTGCTTGGTGTTTCGTCTGCTCTTTACAATGATGCATATCTTGATGACATCATCGATACATCTGAGGCAGTTATCTTGCCTTTGCTTACAACTTTTGCAGCTCCAATCGAAAAGGTTTCGCTGACTGATAATGTCGCAACCTTTCAGACAGTAGGTGTTCATGAGTTTACCGAAGGACAATCAGTTGTCATCGCTGGATGCGGAACACCATTTAACGGCACTCGAACAGTCAATGCTGATGTCGATGCGTACACATTTACAGCAAACATCACTAATGCCGATGTCCTCGAACGCAACGTCATTCCTAGCGGATCCGCAACACTTACAGGCGCTTCAACGTATGTTGGAGTTAGCGCGGTCGAATCAGCAATCATTGTAGTTTCAGTTGAAGTATTCCAATCTCGTACTGCTCCAGGCGGACAGATTGAAGGCGTAGATTTCGCTCCGTCTCCTTATCGTATGGGACGCAGCTTGTTTAATCGTGTGGTCGGTTTACTTGGACCATACATCGATGTTGAGACGATGGCTCAATAATGCCGAGCACTATTCTTTCAGCAGTTCGTACTCCTCTTGCTACCGCATTATCTGGCGTTGCTGCAAACGTATTTAGTTACGTCCCAGAGCAGATCCCAGCACCTGCGGTCGTAGTCGTTCCGGATTCTCCTTACATGGAGTTTGAGACTATTGGCAAGAGCACCTTTCGATGCAAACTTAATTACACCATTACTTGCTGCGTTGCTTACAACAGCAACCCGGCATCGCTTGATAATATCGAGCAACTAATAACAAGCGTTGTGGCGGTCATACCGGCTGGATATGAAGTCCAGGTAGTTGATCGACCAACAGTCACACAAGTAGGCGCTAGTAACTTGCTAGTCGCGGACATACGCGTATCCACCTGGTATACGCAGACAGCATAAGGAGAACCAATAATGCCAACTACAGTCATTACGGGTCGCGACCTCGTTCTAACCATCGCAACAGTTAATTACGATGCTCAGACAACTAGCGTGACTCTTGTAAACAGCCCAACAATCGACGTGTACCAAACACTAGATGGCAAGGCTTATAAGCACACAGACGATCAATGGACACTCAATATTGAGTTACTTGCCGACTGGGGTGCAGGATCATCACTATTCGAAGCAATGTGGACTGCTGCTGAATCAGCACCAAACACGACTCTTGCAGTATCACTAACAGCTGCTACAGGCGCAGTATTTGCTTGTAACGTTCTACCAGTATTCCCATCAGTTGGTGGATCTGCTCCAGGAGCACAGACCGATACTTGGGCGCTTACAGTAGTCGGCACACCTGCCGAAACGTTCTAAACTTAACATCTAACAAACGGGAGCAAAGATGAAACTACCAATAACAATTACATACAACTCAGGCGACGAAGCAACTTATACGGCTCAGCCTCCTGAGTGGGCGAAGTGGGAGAAGGCAACTGGCAACACGATTTCTCAGGCTAATGACAAGATTGGCATCTGGGATCTTATGTTTTTGGCTTATAACGCTTATAAGCGAGAAAACGCTGGAAAGCCTGTTAAGTCTTACGATGTTTGGTCAGAGACCGTTTCTGATGTAACAGTCGGAGACGATAGCCCAAAAGCCACCAACCAGGAAGCATAAGGCGGATCCTCGTATCTCTAGCGATAGAGACGGGGATACCGATGCAATACTGGGATGATGCAGATGACATTCTTACGGCGATAGATTTATTAAAGGAGCGAAGTGATGGCAGATGATGTCCAGATCGCTTATGATAAATCAGATCTACGCGGTATTACCAGGGCTTTCAAAGGTATGTCAGATGAAGCCATTGAAGCTGCTAAAAAGGAAAGTTCTAATCTTGCTGAGTATGCTGCTGGACAAATTAAGATCGCAGCATCGACTCGCCTGGTTTCAGGAACTGCTGCTCGCCGTATTGCAGATGGAGTTAAGGTAAGTAAGACTTCAAAGATCGGTGAGTTCAGTTACGGCTTTGCGCGTCAAAAGTTTAGCGGTGGCGGTTCAACTTTAGATTTACTTTATGGTATGGAGTTTGGTTCTAATCGCTTTAAGCAATTCCCAAAGCGCACACCAAACAAGGGTAGAGGTAACTCCGGTTACTTTATTTATCCAACACTACGACAGATCCAGCCGGATCTAGTTCGTAAGTGGGAGGAAGCATTTAGCGACATTTTGAAGGAGTGGGATTAATGGCTGGTAATAGAACCCTTAAACTCTCGATCCTTGCTGATGTCGATGATCTGAATAAAAAGTTAAAATCTGCTAACGGTGATGTCGAATCATCATCAAATAAGTTAGGCGAGTTTTCAAAAAAGGCTGGAGTTGCTTTTGCAGCTGCTGCGGTTGCAGCCGGTGCTTATGCCACGAAGTTAGCAGTTGATGGAGTCAAGGCTGCGATTGAGGATGAGAAGGCTCAGACTCAGTTAGCGATTGCTCTTGAAAATGCAACTGGTGCAACTAACGCTCAAATCAAAGCGACAGAGGACTCAATTCTCCAGATGTCTTTGGCTTCAGGTGTAGCCGATGACACTCTCCGTCCGGCGCTTGGTCGTTTGGTTCGATCAACTGGCGACATCACTAAAGCCCAAGATTTACTAGCGATTGCTCTGGATGTTTCAACAGCAACTGGCAAACCTCTTGAAGGCGTAGCGACTGCTCTAAGTAAGGCTTACGATGGTAATACCGCAGCTCTTGGCAAACTAGGCGTTGGTCTATCTACTGCTGAATTGAAATCAATGTCCTTTGAGCAAGTACAGGGACGCTTAAGCGAATTATTCGGTGGAGCAGCTGCTGCTAATGCTGATACATATGCTGGAAAAATTGCCCGAGTTCAGATTGCTTTTGATGAAGCCAAGGAAACATTAGGCGCAGCTTTGCTCCCAATCCTTGACAAGTTTTTAGTTTTTATTAATGAGAATGCTTTACCAGCAATTCAAGCCTTTACATCTGCTTTTAGTTTAACTGAGGGCGATGGCTTCGGTAAGACAATTAGCGATGTCGGATCGACAATCAAGAAGGTTGTTCAGCCAATCTTTGAAGGTGTCAAAGTTATCTTTGATAAAGTCAAGAATGCTGTTATGGATAGCAAAGACGAGTTTGCATCTTTTTGGGAAGTCATTAAGTTTGTTGCGCCTTTGATCGGTAAGGTAATCGGTGATTCCTTAAAGGTAGTCGGTGAGATCGCTGGAGTAGTTATAACCTTGATTGGCAAAGTACTTGGGGCTATTCAACCTTTACTCAATACTGCCATCGATGGCATTAATAAAATCATTACTGGAGTAAACCTAATTAAGCCTGGTGCCGATATTGGTTATATACCTAAGATTGGCTCAACAGGTGGATCGACATCAACCGGCGCATTAGGTAACTTCTCGATGTCTACTGGTCGAACAAGTACGACAGTTCCTACGGTAAGCGCAAGCACTTCAAGCACAAGTGCAACCACAAGTAGCAACGGTTCAACTGGTATTGCTGGAGTTACATCAGCCGTCGCAGCTGCGGTAAGCGTTGGATCATTCGATGTCGGTCGATTCCGTATGGCTGAGAATGCTTCAATGGCTCCTGTTTACAATATCAATGTAACTGGAGCCTTGGACAAGGAAGGTGTAGCCCGTCAGATCGTTGAGATAATTAACGAGTCCTCTTACCGCGGTGGCGGTGGCGCTGGATCGGCTCTACTTCTATGAGTCAATGGACTCCAGAATGGCAAGTAACGATTAATGGTGGAGGCGATTACACTAATTTAACACTTGCCAATATGACCGTTACATCTGGTCGTCAAGACATTTATTCTCAACCTTATGCCGGTTATTGCAATGTTGAGATTATCAACCTTGACCAGTCACCTATCGTTATCGATATCAATGACCAGATCACAATTAGAGTTAAAGACTCGACTGGTACTTTTGTAAACTTGTTTGGTGGCTATGTTACTGACATCGATGTAGAGGTCACTCAGGCGGGTTCTAACGGCATTTCAGAATCAATTAAGGTAGTTGCCTTGGGTGCATTGTCCAAACTGCCTAAGACCCTTACAGAGGGCGTTTTAAGCAAGGATTTTGACGGAGACCAGATATACACAATTCTTAGCCAAGCCTTGTTTAATACTTGGAATGAAGTCCCAGCAGCTACGACTTGGGCAACTTACAACGCAACAACAACCTGGGCAGATGCTGAGAACTCAGGACTTGGTGATATTGACCAACCAGGCGATTATGAATTGACTGCCCGTTCATCTGACACAATCGACATTTATACTCTTGTATCTGCCTTGGCGACTTCAGGTCTTGGATATCTTTACGAGGACGCTGAAGGACGAATCGGTTACGCCGATAGTACTAGGCGCAATACTTACCTAGCAGCTAATGGTTATGTGGATTTAACAGGTCATCATGCCTTGGCTCGTGGTATTCGTACATCAAAGCGTTCTGGAGATGTCCGTAATAACGTGACGATAACTTATAAGAATGGGCAACAACAATCAGCCTTAGATGCAGAATCTATTGCTATTTATGGGCAACAGGCTTACAACATTCAAACATCATTGGAATTAACGGCAGATGCCTTATCTCAGGCTGAGTTTTATCTGACACTTAGAGCCTTTCCTCAGGCGCAGTTTAAGTCCATTACTTTCCCACTTACTAGCCCTGAGATCGATGATTCAGACCGCGATTCATTGCTAGAGGTGTTTATGGGTATGCCAGTAAACATTACTGAATTACCCACAAACATAGCCAATGGCGAGTTTCAGGGCTTTGTTGAAGGCTGGACTTTCAGCGCTGGCTATAACGCTTTGTACCTAACCTTGACCGTATCTCCAACTGCCTATAGCCTCCAGGCTATGCGCTGGAATGGAGTTCCGGTTACGCTACAATAGTAGCCTGATAAAGGAGAAATATGGCAACGACAACTAACTTCGGGTGGGAAACTCCCGACGATACCGATCTCGTAAAGGACGGCGCAGCTGCTATCCGCACCGCTTTAGGTGGCGTTGATACATCTTTCGTCGATCTTAAGGGTGGCACGACTGGACAAATCCTAAGTAAAGCATCTAATACGGATTTGGATTACACATGGGTAAGTGCAGCTCCTGGAGACATTACTGGAGTTACAGCCGGCACAGGTATTTCAGGCGGTGGAACATCAGGTGATGTGACGATCACAAATGCAATGGCGACTGCAATCACAACA